CGCCTATCCAAAACACCAAAAAAGTAGTATAATGTATAAACAAATGAAAAACCATATTGAAATAACCGATTTAGAAAATCTAAATGCAAAGACCGTCAATGTCGATGGTAAGAGAATGTATGAGTTCGAAGGAATCGATGATAAGTTTCCGTCAGTTACAACAGTTACAGGTCTTTTAAATAGAGACCACATCAAACTCTGGAGAAAGAGGGTTGGTGAAAAGAAAGCAAATAAGATTACAGCACAAGCAACAAAACGAGGAACATCTTTTCACCAGATAGTAGAAGATTATCTTCGTGCTGAAAAAGACATTATATTAGACAACCCTTTACAGAGAGGTATGTTCAATGCAATGCAACCAGTTTTAGATGAAATTATACCACTTGCTTTAGAGGCACCTTTGTTCTCACCTAATCTTAGAATGGCAGGTCGTGTTGATTGTGTAGGTATCTTTGATGAACAACTATGCATTATAGATTTCAAAACAAGTTCAAAGTATAAAGAGGAGTATATGGCAAAACCATGGTTTATTCAAATGACTGCTTATGCTTTGATGGTTGAAGAATTAACAGGTCAACAAATTCAAGAGTGTGTTGCTTTAGTCGCAGTAGAAGGACTCAATGCATTTCAAATGTTCGTATGTAATCCTTTAGATTATATCGATGAGTTAGTTGATTTAAGAAAACGATATGAAAATATTTACGGAGTTTAAATGGCAAATTTTTATAATGAAGAAAAGTTTACTCTAAAACAAGATTGGAACTGGAGTAAGATAATCTATAAAGCAGATGATTGGATTCATCAACAAGCATATGATAATGCATATGACCACATGTTAGAATACCTTGAAATAGGAAGTGAAGATGAACTAACTAGGGAACTCTTACAAGAGTGTGAAACATTAATTGATTACTTAGAAGCACCTTCAGATAAAGGTGGATTGAATCAAGAAATGAATGGTCATAGTCCAACATACTATGCATACTATCGAGTGATGATGGATTGGATTGAGAACTTCGATTACGATGGTGAAGTTCAAGGAGCACCATTAGAATGATTAGTAAAAAAGAGTTTACAGAGAAAGTAGAGAAACTTTGCCGTTATGGTAAATCAGATGTAATGTCTGCAATACTTAAAGTTTGTGAAGAGAACATGTTAGAACCTGAGAGTGCCAAAAGACTCTTATCTAATCCTTTAAAGGAGAAGTTAGAGGCAGAGGCAACAGGTTTGAATATGGTAAATCGTGGAAGTAATAGTCAAGGAACTCTATCAGGTTTCTTCGACACTAAAAAATAAGGAGAACTTATGAAAAAGGGTGATATAGTTACAGTAGTAACAATGACTGGAGAATATGTAGGGGAACTTGCAAAGACTGAACCGTTAACTTTAAAAAATCCTAAAATGATTGTTCAAGCACCGAATGGTGGTATGGGATTTGCGAAAGGAGTTGCAGTAACAGGAAAAGAAAATCCAGAATCAATGGTGTTATCGACTTATGTTTTTGTTTCAGAAGTCAACGATAATGTTGCAGAAGCTCATAGAACTGCAGTCTCAGGTATCGATGTTGCAACACCAGAAGAAACAAAGATTGTAACATCTTAATGACTAGTCGTGAAGGATATGATGCATACACTTTATACCTTGGTATAAAACTACATTTCTATTCTAACGACTATGACTTTGTTAAGTATAATGGCAAAGTAAAAGCAGATATAAAGTCCTTTCTGAAAAGAAAGGATAAGTATCATTTTGGTAAACTGTTTAGAACACATAAACATGAACTGCAAGATTTCTACATTGCAAACCTTTCTAAAAAAGATTTGTGGGCAGGAGACTTACTGAATGAAGAGTGTGTTAAAGTTTACAAAGAATGGAAAAAGAATAATCAAAAGTTATCTTATCTATTCGAAACTGAGGTAAATGATTTACTTCGTAAAAGGAATATACAAAAGGTGTTAGAAGTTAAGAACGGACAACACCCTATTCTTTTAAAAGAGTTTAT